GTCACTCGAAACCACCAAGAGGATCAAGCCATGCCCCGCAGTCACAGGCGCCGCATCCCTCGCAAGAAGAGCCGTAAGCTCTTCTCTAGGACCGCCAGTCGCACGAAACGCAAGAACGTGGGACGCGGTCCCATGAGGGGTGGGATCAGGCTGTAGACCTTCATATGGCCTGTTTCCATCCCATCCCCGGATACCGAGCCGGTAGCGGAAAGATCACGTTCAAACGATCTGAAGCTACCGGCTCGCTGGCTTCTGTCTCGATCGCCTGCGGGCAATGCCGCGGCTGTCGACTCGAACGGTCCCGGCAATGGGCCGTACGAATTTCGCACGAAGCCCAGACACATACTCACAACTGTTTCATCACGCTCACCTACAACGATGCCCACCTCCCGGAAGACCACTCCCTGGACATCACTCACTGGCAACTCTTCGCGAAGCGCTTCCGCAAGCAGGAAGGCCCGTTCCGCTTCTATCACTGCGGCGAGTATGGCGACACCAATGGTCGCCCTCACTACCACGCCTGCATCTTCGGCCACGACTTCTCGGCCGATCGCAAGCGCTATACGAAAACTGAACAAGGACACGAACTCCACACCTCCGAAACTCTCGACCGACTCTGGGGCAAAGGCTTTTGCCAAATCGGCGAACTTACATTCCAATCAGCGGCCTACGTGGCCCGCTACGTGATGAAAAAGCAAAACGGTCAGGCGGCAGCCGACCACTACGACCAGGTCGACACTGACACTGGTCTGATCACCAGGCTCAAACCTGAATACGCGAGCATGTCTCGCCGCCCCGGAATCGGGGCAGCCTGGATCTCAAAATACAAAACGGACGTCTATCCTCACGACTATGTAATCGTGAACGGCAAAAAATCTCGTCCGCCCAAATTCTACGACAACCAGCTATCCGAGTTTGAACTCGAGATGCTGAAAGCCCGCCGTGCCACGCAAGGCAAAAAACATCGGGCAAACAACACTCCGGAACGCCTCGCCGTCCGAGAGGAAATCGCAACTCGGAAGTCGGCAGACTTCCTCCGTCGGGATCTCTAAATGAAATTGATCGGCCAGATCCTAGAAGAAACTCTTTCAACTCTATTCCCCCTAACCCGCTTCCCCTCAAAAGCGCAAGTAAATGACGACGCTCAACGACGACAACAAACCAACAAAAAAAAGGGAGATGACCAACCATGCAACACCAACTGAAAGTGTTCTCAGTCTACGACTCCAAGGCCGAAGCATTTCTCACTCCATTCTTCAGCGGGACAACCGCGACGGCGCTTCGTTCATTCGAAGCAGCCTGCAACGATCCCCAACATGATTTCCTCAAATATGGAGCCGACTATACACTCTTCGAGATCGGCTCCTGGGACTCTTCAAAAGGAGTCCTCATCCCTCTGCAAGCCCTGGTCAGCCTGGGTCTTGCCAACCAATTCCTCTCACCCGAAGTAGGAGCATAACACCATGGCACAGCAGCGACGCTCTTCAACCACTGGGGGCCAACACTCGTTCGCCCAAATCCCTCGCGCGGAGATTCAACGCTCCGCATTCAACCGCTCAAGCGGACTCAAAACGGCCATAGATTCGGGGTTCCTGTACCCGATCTTCATGGACGAAGCGCTACCGGGCGACACCTTCAACCTCAAGGCGACCCTGTTCGGGCGCCTGGCCACCCCACTAACACCGTTCATGGACAACGTGTACATGGACACCTTCTACTTTGCCGTGCCCATGAGACTCATGTGGCTCAACTGGCAAAGATTCTGCGGACAGCAGACCGATCCTGGGGATTCAACGGACTTCCTTCTCCCCCAGATCGACACCTCAACAGTCCCGGTGCTCGAGAACTCACTCAGCGACTACATGGGCATTCCGCCCGACCCGACGCGTCTGGACTTCGACTTCTCGGCCATGTGGCACCGGGCTTACAACTTCATCTGGAACGAATGGTTCCGAGATGAAAACCTCCAGGATTCCGTTTTTCGGAACGTCCTCGACGGGCCGGACGACCCTACACAATACGTCCTCCTTCGTCGGGGCAAGCGCCACGACTACTTCACCTCCTGCCTCCCTTTCCCCCAGAAAGGCCCTGCGGTTCTTCTACCGCTGGGGAGTTCAGCACCCGTGGTCTTCACACCCACGGTGCAACCCATCACAGCAACGGGCACCGATCCGACGTTCAATGTCGACGGGGCCAACCGAAACCTGCAATCTCAGAACGTGAGTTCGCCTTCCTCTGTCTTCTGGACGGGGAGCGCGACGACATCAATCGACTCGGCAGGCTGGGACAACCCTCAACTAGAACTCGACACAACAGGGATCGCGGTAGCGGACCTGACAGCGGCAACGGCCGCAACCATCAATCAAATTCGGGAGGCATTTCAGATCCAGCGTCTCTACGAACGCGACGCCAGAGGCGGGACTCGCTACACCGAGATCGTACGATCACACTTCGGTGTGACCTCTCCCGACCAACGACTCCAACGCCCTGAGTACCTGGGCGGTGGGTCAACTCCAATCAACATCAACCCGGTCCCTCAAACAAGCAACAACGACACGCAGGACACTGTCCAGGGCAACCTGGCCGCATTCGGCGTGGTCGCGGGACCGTCGAATGGGTTCGTGAAATCATTCACGGAACACACCATCATCCTCGGTCTCGTCTCCGTGCGAGCCGATCTCAACTACCAACAGGGCCTGAACAGAATGTTCTCCAGGCGGACGCGCTGGGACTTCTTCTGGCCCGCACTCGCCCACCTGGGCGAACAAGCCGTACTCAACAAAGAAATCTTCATGCAAGGCGACGATGCCCCGGGCATCGACGACGGAGTATTCGGCTACCAGGAACGCTTCGCGGAGTACCGATACAAGCCCTCACAGGTCTCCGGACTGATGCGTTCCAGCAATTCAGCTTCAACTGACATCTGGCACCTGGCGCAGGACTTCGCAGCCCTGCCCACACTCAACAACACGTTCATCGAAGAGAACCCGCCCATGGCCCGCGTACTCGCGGTACCCACAGAACCTGACTTCCTGCTGGACTGCTTCTTCGATCTCAAATGTGCCCGACCCATGCCGACCTACGGCGTGCCTGGCATGGTCGATCACTTCTAATGGCCGGCGGCGACGCTGGAGGCGCTCTCGTCGGCGGCCTAATCGGCCTCGGCGCAACTGCACTCTCGGCGGGCTATGCCCGCCGGGCCGCCACCACTGCCTACCGAAGGCAGAAAGACTTCCGCTCGACCGCATACCAAGCCACGATGGCTGACATGCGGGAGGCCGGACTGAATCCCATGCTTGCATTCTCGAAAGGACCCACATCAGGTGGTGCCGTGCCAATGGCGCGGCAAGTGGACTTCAGCGGTATCGCCGGCTCGGCCCGGCGAGGAGCGACACTGGTCCAGGAACTCAAGAACCTGAAAGCCGTTCGCCTAAAGGACGACGCGCTACGAGATCAAGCAGACTCTCAAATCTCACTCAATGAAGCGGCGGAAGAACTCCGCCGCAAAGAGGCCATCCAAACACAAGCAAGCGCGCAGGGCCTCGTAATACAAAACGCGATCAACGCTACCAAGCTCCCGGCAGCAATTGCCGAGGGCGACGTTGACGCAAGCAAAGCAGGGACACTCCTGCGCCAATGGAAACGCGTCACCGAAGGATTCTTCGGTGGAACCTTCCTCGGTTCATCTGCAAGATCCAGGAGCAAATAACATGATAACTCCGAACCCTCATCACCAGGGCGTGCGGCCCATGGCCGACAGGCCCTATGCAATCGAGTTTCCCGATGCCACGATGACGGCGCAGTCCTTCAAGGAGGAATGCGACATCAATGAGATCGTCACCAAGTGGCAACGAACGGGCGATTTCGCCCACCTCAACAAACGGACACCGAGCTTCGGAGACTTCACGAGCGCGGTGGACTTCCAGGAAGCAATGCACATCGTCGACCAGGCCGAGCTCGGCTTCGCCGGCCTCGGATCCGCGATTCGCGATCGCTTCCACAATGAACCCCTCGAGCTGATGAACTTCCTCGAGGACCCTGAAAATCAGGAGGAAGCCTCGACGCTCGGCCTTGCCGAAGCACCTCCTGAGCCGGATCCGGAACCAGCCCCGGAGCCGGCACCCCCCGGGGGGGATTCTCCCACCCCTCCGGGGGACTAGTAGCTCTCTTGATGCTAACTAGTACGAGTGACACCAAACGTCACTCGAAACCACCAAGAGGATCAAGCCATGCCCCGCAGTCACAGGCGCCGCATCCCTCGCAAGAAGAGCCGTAAGCTCTTCTCTAGGACCGCCAGTCGCACGAAACGCAAGAACGTGGGACGCGGTCCCATGAGGGGTGGG